ATTCAACCTCACTATAGAACAACCGGTTGATACAATGGAACAATTGGAGTTTTGTCAGTGCAAGCCAGTGATGACAACTGAGGAGGAGTGTGTGATGGTTAGGGACGTTTAGAAATCAATGTCGAAAGATTCCATTTCAATCATTCCTTTGGATAGCCCTAAATTCGCTGCAGCTTGGAAGCAAGCCGTAGGTGACTGTGGGTTGTCCTTAACCTCGGGTGTCCCTGTCGTGCAGAACTACTACATGTCTCTTCGTAGTGGTGTGACTCCGTGGACTGTTACTGATCAGTACCGATCAGGGTTCATGATGATGGCGAAAGGTATGGGAGATCCGAAATATAACACCCCTTCGCCAATTGCCCGATTGAGTTACTACAAAGCTTTTGGAATTCCGCCTGAGGTACAGGAAGCCCAGGAACTCTATTATGATAGTTTGGAATTGGAAAACATTGAAATAAACCAAATCTACAGCCCACCCCCTATCCTCAGGTTGTAGATTCCGAAGTAAGCCAAAGATATCAGGTTGTACACCCTTAGTTAGTGGTAGCTAATTTAGTCAATGCAGCCTTGGAGTCTTTGAATCGAGTGTCGCCGATTCTTGCCCAGACAAATTACCACATGGTCGATGACCTATGGGGTTGCAACGATTAAATGGGCCAAAACTAGAAATAGTGCTAAAAGAGACTTGTTCTGAAATGCCAAGAGACTGCACGGTTCAGCCACTGGTTCGTTGCAATGCACAGTCCCCACAGTCATGGGTATCCCATACATGACAAACAAAACTAAGCGAAAAGCTGCTAGAAAGCAAAAGCAGCAACCTAAAACCCCATTTGCCGATGTAGGTGAAATAGTGGGTTCTGCAGTCGGAAAGCTGATTGGCTTTGGTAATGCCAAAGGAATCGGACGATGGCTAGGAACTGGGGTCGGTTCAATCTTTGGTAGTGGTGACTATCAAATGGTTGGGCAGGCTCCAGGATATAATGTGTTGGTTAATGGCAAACAAATCCCTAAGTTTGAAGCCACTGAGCGAACGAACATTGTATGTCACCGAGAGTTCATAGGTGACATAACTAGTTCTATCGCATTTAAGAACCACACATTCCCCCTTAACCCTTCCGACTATAGAACCTTTCCTTGGTTGTCCTCAGTGGCAAAGAATTACCAGCAATTCAGGTTCCATGGTATGATTTTCGAGTTCAGGCCAATGATCACGGACTTCATTCCATCTGGACAACCTGGTATAGTGGTCTTCGCTACTAATTACAACGCCTCGGAACCACCTTTCACTAGCAAAGTGCAAATGGAGAATTCCGAATATGCAGTTTCAGTGAAGCCGACCAATGCCCTTATGCATGCAATTGAGTGTTCTCCTCAAGAGACCACTATCAATCGCCTGTACGTTGATCGAAACTACGCTGATCCCAGATTTACAGATCTGGGGGTCACCCAATTTGCCACCCAAGGATATTCCAGCGATGGAGTGATCTTGGGTGAATTGTGGGTGTCTTACTGCGTGGAGTTCTTTAAACCTAAATTGACTGAGGATGTGGGTGTCACGATGAGTGCCCACGTTATTAGATCAACTTGGTCAAATTCCAATCCTCTTGGGACGATCGGTGTTAGCATCTCTGGGGATTTGCCTGTGTCTGTTTCACCAACACAGATCATTTGGCCTTCCCCTCCCAATGCAAAATGGTTGGTTTCAATTAATTGGGCAGGAGCTACAGCCACGACGCTTACGTCGTGGACGCTTAATCCTATTAATTCCACCAATTCTGTTTCTAATTACCAGTTCCCTAATGGTGCTGCTGCGCAGTTCAATCCTGATACCGGGTCCACATCCGATACAATGGGATTGAACTTCGTTCTCAAATCAGTTTCATCAGTGTCTGCTCCCGATGTTGGATTCTCACTGTCTGGTATATCAGGCCTTCCAACAGGAGGGGGGTTACTTGATGTGACTGTCACCATGTTGGACTCAGCCACGGTTTAAGTGTTTAGGAACACCCTACAACCCTTCGGGGAAACTGCTTTACGACAGTTGGGTTTGGAGTACTAGGGAGCTGAGAAGTGCTACCCGGTGGAGCATGATTGCCACAAATTATGATCTTCATCGAGAACAACGGCAAGTG